GGAGTAAGTGGTCGTTCTCTGGTGGTGAGGCAGGAGCTAATGGTCTTAATGCACGATATGTAGAACTCTCTGCCAATGATCAATCGGTACAATTCGATACTGAAGGTAATACACCTAATCCAAGTGCATTAACATTCACTGCTGTCCTAAGAGGTTATGAAGGCACACCAACGATAAAATATAAGTTTTTTAAAGATGGTGTTGTCATTGGTGATGATGTTTATCAACTAACGAATACCAAAGAACTGTCACTGAGTGGTATTGTATATGGTAGTATGCCTATGCTTATCTCTGTTGAGGTTACTGAAAATGATGTTCTTGTAGCTACTGACAGTATATCTATCATAGGCCAGAAAGCAGGTGCAGACACGATATCTGTTACCGTGATAAAACAATTATCTGTAGTGCCAACAACTGCTGATGGATATATCAGTGATGCTGAGTTAACTGCTATTGCAGGAGGTATGGAAGTTACCGTTACACAAGGTACTACTGATCTTGTATATTCCACAGGAATATTAACAGCGGGACAATGGTCTTTTGGAGATATAGTTGTTGATCCTGTTGGTGGTATAGCAGTATCAGGTATAACAGGCAATGGTCTTACGATAGCAACAGTAGGTACATTTATTGATCTGGTTGCTGATATAGATACTGTAAATATAACATATAATATAAACGGCAAACGGCTTAGTGGTACTGCCTTTAGTACAAAGTTCATTCAGATGATCACCAAAAGCCGTTCAGGAGTTAATGGTATTGATGGTAATGGCATTGAATATATTTTTATCCAGTCTGATGATGAGAATACACCTGATCAACCATCACAATTGGAAATAAATAAGAATGAAGATTGTACCGCTATTGACTATCAGCATGATGATTGGTTTCCACAATATTGGTTTGATGATTCACAGGGTGTTGACGCTACTACACGTTTTGAATATGAATGTCACAGAAAAAAGGAATTAGATATTAATAATGGAATAATGAAATGGGGTGATTTTTCGAATCCTCCTAAATTATTCAGGGTCTATTCTCTAAATGGTGCTGATGGCAAGGATGTAGAATATATATATAGACTTAGTGACACTCTTATAACTGATTTTGCCTCTTTTAATCCATCAACAACATCACAGTCTGGTGGTGGTACTGATCCTTATGCCACTACCGATGGATGGGTTCCTGCTTACTGGTCTGATGAGATGATAGGTGTCACCGCTGAAGCACCATATGAATATATTGCCAGTAGGACTAAAGTTGATGGTCAGTGGTTGCCATGGGTATTACCACCTACCGTGTGGGCTAAATATGGTCTTGACGGTAATAACATAGAGTTCATATGGAAACTGGGTGATAGTCTTACACCTCCTGATGTTCCTGTTATTGGTCAGAGTGCTTGGACTGATCAGGATGACTGGCATGATGAACCTGTCGCTGTCACTGAATTACTTCCTAATCTCTTCATCAGCCGACGTCTTAAACCTACTGATACGCAGTTATGGGAACCATTCTGTGACGCTAAGTTATTCAGTAAGTGGACAGGAGAAGCAGGTAAGGATGCCATAACAGTTGTCTTTAGCAATCAATATCCTATAGTACAATGTAATTCTGATGGTAGTGTGCGTAGTTATGCAGGCACAGGAACAACGGTAGAAGTTTATGAAGGAAACACCAAACTTACCTATGTCTCTGGTACACCTGTTGCAGGTCAATATTGGATCAGTACTGAAGATACTGGTATAGAGATAGGTAATACATCAGGTAGTGGTACTACTGTATGTACTATAGGTGATGCCTCAGCCATGACCATTGACGTTGCTACATCGGCATATACAATAAGTGGCAAACGTGCTGATGGTTCTGATTTCAGTATCAATGCCATGCAGACATTTAAAAAACTCTATGATGGTCCTGAACCTATCATGATAGAGATGTCGAAGACAAATATAACTGTTGACTGTGATGGTGAAGGAAATACTTTTCAGGAATATGTCTCAATAAAAGTAAGACGTGGTAATGTATATCTTCCTGTTACTGACTGGACATGTGAACATGATATATCAGTAATTGCCGGCACACAGATACCTGCTCTTGTCGTTGATTTTACACAGGAAGGAACTGAATATACATTATCTCTTGAAGGTTTTGGTTCTGATAATGTATTATCAGGACAGGTGACATTGACAATCATTGTTGATGATATTGAGTTTACACGTCTTGTCAATGTATCACGTGTGGTACGTTCAATAATTATCTATCAGGGACAATGGGCACAAAGTCCTATAACATATACAGGAACAACACATTGGAGAGACATAGTATCCAATAACGATATCTATTATCTTGCCAAGATAACTGCTGGCACATTTAGTGAGATAGAACCTGGTATCACTACAGGATGGGCTAACTACTGGGATATTATGTATGGGTTTAAGGCCATAGCTACCGAGGTATTACTGGCACAGAGTGCTTTCATAGGTATCATGTCCGGTAATTCGATAAAAATATTCAAGAATGATGGTACTACTATTGCAGCAGGGATAAGTGGTGCAGGAACAGGTGCTTCAGGAATACGTTTTTTTGCCAATCCGGTAAATCCTGCCGATCTGTCTACATCAAAATGGTATGTAGATGAAAATGGTAAGATGGTAGGACGTGATGTGGATATCATAGGTAAGATAACATCATCGGAAGCAGATATTACAGGTAAGATACGTTCTACTGATCTGGAAGCAACTAATGCAGTTATTACCGGTATGTTAAAGACATCATCGGGATCTTCAAGAGTGGAAGTGGATAGCCTTAATAATCGTATAGCCATATATGTTGGTGATGAAGCCAAAGTACTTTTTACTCCTGATAGTATACTGTCGATAGCAGATATCGAAAGTGGAGGCACTAATGATACTCCGGCATTTAATACAACTGCAATAACCAATCAACTGAGTAATGCAGATGTAACGGATACTCATACTGAGACTTTCCAGTCATTGTCATGTGTATTGCCATCAGGGCGTAATTATAATCTTGTCATACCAAGTGTTGCATTCAGCGGTACTATAGAAGATACTGATTATGCCAATAGTGCAGGTAGTGTTCTTATGACATTTAAAGTAGAATTATATAAGGATAGTGCATTATATGGAATATTAGGTAGTACATCATTCTTATACAATAGAACTTTAGGACTACAAATGGTCGATGATATAACAACATTATCATTAAATTCAGCCAAGACATTATATAATATTTCGGCAGGAACATATTATGTAAAATGTGTTATGACTATTGCACGAACAGGTGCAACGATATCTATAACATCCAATTCTGCATTATCAGGAGCATCTAATATGGATTTTACATATACATCTATTGAAGACTATACTATCTATGGCAGTGATGGTGATGCAGTGGTATATTCAGCCGCATCATATAGGCATACCGATTCTTCGGCAATGACCATACGTTATGGTGATTATAAAACTGTTATTAACAATGCAGGACAGGTTAATTATCATTGGAATTCAGCAACAAGTAATTGGGATATAATATAAAAAATATGGAAACAGTAAGAAAAAAAATTAGTACATTATTACAACTTGATGAGTTGAAAACTCCGGGAATGGATTATGGAATAACAAGTACAGTTCCAGTTAATGGAGGATATGAATTCAATCTCAGTGTAAAATCCATTAGTGCAGATGCAGAGATTATGCAGATACAATATAATGGACCTGAAGTATATATGCGTATGTATACTGCATATACAGATACATGGAGCATATGGTCATTGTTAAATAGTGTATATACTTATTTATATGGTGTACCATCGGATGAATATCTCACATCTCTTGCTGCCCGTGATCTTGTGCCATTATATCTGAGAAAACCGGGTATGATGATAACCTATCTTACAACGACAGCGGAAATATGTGTTATTACTTTTACTCATAAAGCCGATAAGGCGGGAACAATATTTATCACTCTTGATGATGTTGTCTTTTCTGTTGAAGTTACTGAGGATGAAACGCCTGAAGAGATCGCAACACAGGTATATGCCGATGCTTCTTCATTTGAAGGATGGACATTATCATATACTGTAGAAACAGCAATAGTGACATTTGTTAAAGATGTTATCGGTACTGTCGTTGATCCTGAATATGCTGATGCCACACCTATTGCAGAGATAGACACACTTACCATTACCAGTCCATCAACAGTGGCAGGAAACATAAATGTAAATCTCGATGGTATTGATAATCATCTTGCTGTTCTTGGTACTGAAACGAATATTACTCTTGCCACTGCCATACGTAATATGGTAATAGACGGATGGACATCATCAGGAATAGATAATGAGATAATCTTCACTAAAGATGCTACCGGTGAATGTGTTGCTCCTGTTTTTTCCAATGCTGTTGCTGAAGCAGAGGTAGATACGTTGACAATAACTTCTGCTCCTACTGCTGATGGTACTATTACAGTAAATCTTGATGGTGTTGAATTTGAAGTTGAATTAGTTGCTTTGACACATACTACTACTGCTCTTGTAGCTGCTGCAATAGAAGCATTAACCCCGATGGGATGGACTTCATCTGTATCTGACAATGTTATCATCTTCACCAATGAAGAGACAGGAGTATGTGCAGCACCTATATTCACTGATACTGATATTACAGGAGCAGCAGGTACTTTTGTACGTACAAACGTTGGTGTTAATGCAACAGATGTAGTGGCTACTTTTGAACGTACTGCAATAGGTCTTGATATAACTGGCGTAACTACTACTATCTCACGTTCTGTTGTTGGTGGTGTTGATGGTTGGACTATGGAACAGTTCAGATCACAGGATACAAGTTATTGGTTTGATGATACAAAATGGATAACAATTGAAACAAAATGAATGACATTGTAAAAAGAGTTTCATCTGTTTTTGGATATGAATATGAGGCTATCATGTCTTTCCTTACAGTGGAGACAGGTGGTCAAGGTTTTGATCCTGCTACAGGTAAGATAATAATACAATTTGAACCAGGTTATTTCAAACGTAAAAAACCGTTTGCTCCATCAGGTAAATGGAGTGTCAATGGTGTGGAAAGACAAAAAGGAGAATGGTTGGCTTTTAATAATGCTTTTTCTATTGATCCTTCCAGTACTATGGAGAGCACGTCAATAGGGATAGGTCAGGTAATGGGAGAGCATTGGAAAAGATTAGGCTATGCTTCAGTAGGTGACATGTGGGATGATGCAAAGAAAGGTATAGAACAACAGATATGGCAGGTATGTAAGTTTATTAGTACTGATAAAAGACTTGAAGGTGCGTTGAAAGCACATAACTGGTATCTGGTAGCTTATATATATAATGGTTCTAAGTTTAGACAATATGCCAAGAAATGGGGTCGTGTACCATATGATATTTCCATGAGAGAGGTATATACTAAGTTAAAAATGGTAGCATGAAAATAATAAGATCGATAATAAAATTCCATAAAGATATGATGCGTCCTCATTCCGGAACATCACATAAACGGTATATAGGTATAATGGCATTTTATCTGATACCTGTTTTTGGTGTCCTTGACTTATGGTTTGATGTACCTGAGATATTATATATCGTTCTCTCTGGTCTTGCTGGTCTTGAAGGTGCATTATCATTGGCCGATAAAAGATATATTGACACTACTACTTATGAACAAGAACGTGATCCTAATAAAACTATGTTATGAAAGATTTTTTAAAGAAGAACTGGACTATAGTTGTTATAGTCATATTACTATTGTTCATTGCCTTGTCAAGTATGTTTAGCAAGTGCAATAACACACGTGTAGAGACAATAATTGAACAAGTGGACATATCTACTGTCAAGAGAAAGACAATTGATTCTATGGCCTCTATACAAGCCGAACGTGAACGTTATGTGGTAGATAGTGCCGATCGTGTCTCTGGAAAAAAAATACGGCAACTGGAAAAGAAAATAGTTGATGAAGAACAGGTCTTTGCTCAACAACTAAATGCATATAATGCTGATAGCAGTTCACAGACACCTAAATGTGATAGTCTGATAAGTCAGGCACAGGTAATAGTCTATGACCTGCATAAGGATATAGATCTTCTTAAAGCCAGTAATGCCAATATAAGGTTACGATCGTCAATAGACAGTACTGAACTAATACGATGTACGGAATCGCTTTATATAGCGTATGACAATATCGATAAGTTGAAAAATGTAAAGATAAATAGTAGTTGGTGGCAAAAAAATGATAAATATGTTTATCTTGGTGTCGGCATCGCAGGTACTATGGCCGTAATAAAACTCGCAAGCACATTACTTAAATAAAATAATCATGTTTGTAGTAAACAAATTTAATATCACACCAGACGCATTGTCATTGATTTTCGATATTGAATGTTCGGAAAGCGAATATATGCATAAGATTGAATTATGGAACTATGATGATGATGTGGTGGTAGAAGTTGAACTCACTGATACAAGTGCATATGTTATAGGTGAAAATACTTATAATGTATCACAGTCTTTTGCAAGTACAGTATTATTATCTTCCATTCCTCTTGATGCCACAATGATATGTGGTACTATACATACTCTGTTTAAGACCAACAATACGTTAAAAGAAAATCCTGTAGCATGCAGTAATGTTCGTGATGTATATTTCTTGCTCGTAAGCAAGTTGTCTGGTATGAAAACACTTATCAGTAAGACCAGATATCTTCCAATGTCGTTGAATAATAGCATCAACTTACTACAGAATAGTCTTTTTGCACATTCTGAATCATTACGTCTTGGTCTATTAGATGATGCAAAATATTTTTATAGTATCCTCACTGAGATATATAATAATGAACGCATATGACAGTAAATGATATTCGGACTTGTTACATACGTAGTGCAGAAAATGCCATCAGACGTATGGAATTCTCTCAGGAGACGAATAGTCTCAATGACCTTAATATATTACGTGCTATAATTTTCGTGCTTTATAATGCCTCTATTTTTGAACTGGCATATGATGATATGAAAAAAATAGTTGAGTTATATCTCATAATTACTATGATAAACCCGGATTTTAAATATCCGGATATGGCTGATGGATTCTTTGGCTTTACCAATGCCAATACCAATGAGAATACTGCTGAAGAAGATTTTATAAGCATATGGCCTATGGAGATAACTTTAGACCCTATGACAGGTCAATCAGGAACAGGAATAAATGTGGAATCAATATTAACATGGAATATTAATTAAAAAAGACAATGGCTGGAATACCTTCAAGTGCAATTAAACTTTATACTGCCGCTACTGGTGGTACAGAAGTAACAAGTGGAACATCTGCAGGAGCAACAGTATACCCACGTATACCGTCTTCTTTTACCGAGAACCTAACTACTGCCAGTAAGACAGTAGAATTTCCCTATTATGGCC